CATCAACTCATAATTGACAAGTCTTTCGGTTTTATGCCCGTTTGCACAGGCAAAATCAAACATTCTTTTCATTCAATTCCTCAAAGGCTCGTTCACTGACCTCTTTCAAGGTTTTCAGCCAAGTCAAGATAGAAAGTTCACCTTTTTTGAACATTAAGGTCTTTTCATCAGGAATAACGCTTAGATTATTCAGCGACTCTATCATAATGTCAATATCTACGGACAAATCCTTCCAACCCTCTGTTGACATCATGTCAAATCGGGATTCGTAATAGCGTTGGAGTTCGGGGGTCATGCTTCAACAGTTGTGCTTGCTTGCGCCTGATAAGCCGCAATAACTTCAGCAGTCCATGCCACATTGCAGATAGCAACAACATTAGCAGGAACGCCAGTTAAGTCTTGTGCTGGTGTTAGGCTTGAACGATGGTAGGTTTGGCTTAGTTGAACGCCATCTTCCATGATGCGTGTAGCCTCACGATAGAGAACGATGCCGTTCTCGGTGACTGTGATTTGGTCAACGACTGTTTGTTTTGTTAAAGACATTTTGATTTCCTTTGTGCCTAATTAGACGAAGTATAAGAATGAACCACGAACAGTTTTTAAAGACATATTTGCATTTGTAATATCTGTGCCTGTTGGTGTACCCATGTTGAAGAAAGTTACTGATGAACCACCTATAAGTTGAAAAGAGCCGTAGGTGTTATAGGCAATAGCACCTGTAAATACACCACCAGCCACATTGTTTCCTGTGGTGAACGGCAAACCACCAATAGCCACTGGAGAGGTGTTGGCGGTTGATGGGAACGTAATGTAGAAAAAGCAAATAACTTGTCTACCAATTTTTGTATAAAAGCCACCAGCCGCAGAGAATGACAAACTAGCACCACTTGAATCAATGGGCGTGTAAGTCCCCTCCTCATAATCATCCAGCGTATTTGCGTCAGTTGATGCTGATTGAGTTGCAGGAAAGGTGATGCCGTTTGAGACTTGTAGAACACCGCCACCTGATACAGCGCTCGTAGTCCCCACCAGCAAGTTACCAGCATTATCAAATGTGGCTCTAACGGTATTCCCAGTTCGGATGTTAAAATCACTTCCGCTTGTTGTGCCAATAAAACTGTCCCCAATACTACCGCACTCAAATACAGCAACTGTTCCAGCAGGGTTAGTTATCCTTATCCCTTTAGTCCCATCAACTGCCGCACTTGCAACACTAAGATGCAACTTTGCTGCTGGCGAACTTGTACCAATACCCAACCCTGTTGAGGTGAGGCGAGTACCCTCTATACCACCAACAGATGTTGCAACAGTGTCAGCGGCAGGGAAGAAGATGCCTGTGTTTGTGTCGCCTGTGGTGGTAATGGCAGGGAGTGCCGCCGTTCCAGCTTGCACAGTTGTAACGCCTGTAGCTGACAACGTAGTAAACGCACCACTTGAAGCTGTAGTAGCGCCTACAGTTCCGTTAATGTTTATTGAAGCAGTACCAGTTAAGTTTGTTACTGTTCCGCTAGATGGAGTACCAAGAGCGCCACCATTTACAACAGGAGCGCCAGCAGTTCCTACGTTAACAGCTAAAGCAGTTGCTATACCTGTACCAAGCCCCGACACACCAGTAGAAATTGGAAGACCAGTTGCATTAGTTAATGTTGCGCTTGCTGGTGTACCCAATGCTGGAGTAACTAATGTAGGACTTGTAGCAAATACCAAAGCGCCAGTACCTGTTTCATCTGTAACAGAAGCAAGTAAGTTTGCTGAAGAAGGTGTGGCTAAAAATGTAGCAACGCCAGTGCCTAAGCCACTGATGCCTGTTGAGACAGGAAGACCTGTGGCATTGGTTAATGTTGCACTTGTTGGAGTACCCAATATAGGCGTAACTAATGTGGGGCTTGTTGACAATACATTATTGCCAGAACCAGTAGAAGTTGTAACCCCTGTACCACCATTGAGAACAGGCAATGCAGTACCCGACAAACTAATTGCCAATGTGCCACTTGTTGTAACTGGTGAACCCGTAACGGACAGGAATGTAGGAACAGTAGCCGCTACACTTGTTACTGTGCCTGTTCCAGCACTTACGTTAACAGTTACATCATCACCTGAATTGGTAGCAGTAATTGCTGCGCCGACAAAGTTAATACTCTTAACACCCGTGGAGATTGAACTTCCCTCATCTTTAATACCAACCGCTCCATTGGTTGACATAGTAGAGATGACTTGAATCTTGTCAGCTAAGTCTGATGAAACCACTTCACCAACATTGATAGCAGTGCCTGTAGACAAGTCAATGATTAAGCTACCATCAAAGTCAATGTGAGCATTAACAACTGACACACCATCAAGACCATCTATTCCATCTTGACCTTTTAAGCCTTGTATCCCTTGCTTGCCATCTTTGCCGTCCCGTCCAGCTTTACCATCTTTACCATCACGCCCATCTTTACCATTAATCCCATCACGACCATCCTTGATAGTGATGATGCGCTTCTCAAGAACATCGGTTACGTTGTCAAACTTACTACGAATATCGGTGTCAATCTTCTTAAGAGACTGCACAACCATTTGAGCATTCTCAGCCGCCTTACGCTGCTGCATTTGCTTAACTTCGGATACAGAGTTGTTTACCGCATTAAAGATATTATCTGCAATGCCATCTACATTCCCATCATTGAAGATTTTATCTATTGCCATTTGCCAACTCCTGATTTAAGTTTTGTAAAAACTCGTTTTCCATGTCTACTACAGTGCTTTTAGCATTATTCATCTGTAACTCGACAATTTTAGACTTGTTTTTAATGTCTGCTTCCTTGAGCATCAACTCAGCAATCTTGACTCGCTTGTCAAACTCTCTAGATGCTTGGTCATCTTCATTAGGAAGGTTCTTTGTCATCGCTGACATATTCTTTGCCTGTACTTCTTGCGGCATTAACTGCGCCTCAACAGACAATTTGATAGCTTCTGCCTTGTTCTGCTCTGCTTGACTTGTCTGAACAGCAATACCAGCCTGTGCCGCTTGCAATGCCAACTGTTGTTGCATCTGTTGCATCTGTTGTGCCTCTGGATTAGGTTTGCTCATCTCATCCAAAGCCGCCATCATCTCGTATCTGTTGCTCAAACTTGAATTTGCGATGATTCCTTTGAGAATCACAGGCAAAACAGGGGTATTGGGGCCAAGGGTCTGCAATAAACCAATAAATTGCTGTTGTTCGTACTCTCTAGCAATGATTCCAAGGGTTGCCGTAGGTATGAAGTTCATGTCTACAGAAGGATAACGCTCTGGATCGAACTGCATGAACCTGAAAGCCGCCTTCTTGATGAAAGGCACAAGGAAATCTTCTTGGAAGTTGACCAAAGTACGCTTGTACTTCTTGATGATGGATGCAACCGCCATCGACATACCACCCCCATCACGGCTAGATTGGGAAACCATGCCGTTTGAGTCAAGCGTACCAGTAGCTTGTAGCAACATTCGCTCAAAGTCTTTGGCAGTTGCTAGGTTATTTGGGTCACTCTGACCAAACTTGAATGGATAGAGTATTTCATTGGGATTGCCATTTGTGAGAATGGCTTTACCAGCCTTGATCTCAAACTTCATACCTCTTGGCAGTCTAGTTGCATCCATAGCAACCATTGGGGCAGTGGTCAAAGCAAGTGAATCCAAGTGAGCACGAGTCTGAGCATCAATAGCTTTCTGCATATTGAAGGCTTTTTCCACTGTACCTCGCCCCAACAGGCGATTAGGCACTGTATCGTCTTGGTACGATAAAACAGGCCTGTCTTTCATCATGTAAGGGTTTTCTTCAGCCTTAAGCAATTGACCATCGTTGGCAATCACGACAATGGCTTCTACCATATCTGAATAGTCTTCAGCGGCAGAGTTCTCAGGGAACAACTCAACAATGTCTTTGTTTTCATCAAGATTATTCAAGTATTCACGGGGTACTAACCCGTAGTACGTCAACAACAGTACTTTCTCATCTTGGTACTGAGATACCTCTTGAGTAGGCTCTAGGTCAGTATCTTCACTGGCTGTCCCAATGTCTACCTTGCGGTAGATGCCCTTTTCAATGCCTTGAACAACTTTGTGGATAGAGACATACTTCTCAATAGCCACACCCATACAGTCATCAATGCTTGTCCCATTAGGGTCAAACAAGAAGTTCTTGGGGTTGATAGGCATGATTTTGACAGAAATCCTGTCTCTCTCCATCACTCCAATAGCTGCTTGACCTTGCTGATTAGGAATAGCCTGAGTAGAGGGTACATACTCTTTCTCAGTCTTGACAATAATCTCGCCAATGCCAGTGCCGTAAATCTCAGCCATCAATTCAATCTGGTCAATACTCTTGCGAATCTTGTCCTTCTTGAAGTCTTCCATCAACTGATTCTTGATTACTTCAACATCTATAGGGTTTCCACCTATGTCTTGGATATTGTCTTCAATATCAAAGAAGTCGCCTTGACTAAAGATAGCTTCCATGATCTCAGCATGGCGAGTCTCTACGGCTTGTTGTGTGGCAGGGGTAACAATACGGCTACGCTCAGATTCACGGGTCTTGTCTTCAGATGCCCATTGACCTCGGAAGATGCGTTCATACTCAAGCCAATCGGGTAGAAAGTTGGTGTCTCTATAGTCACGCCACTTGTTGCAGTGGTCAGTAACAAAGTCGGTCAGTTCTTTATCAGCCTCAGTAGGCTCATAAAACTCGTTTTGTTCTAGCTTGACTTCTTTGTCTGTTG